ATGTATTTGATGGATCGCCCGTCGACAGGCGCGTTTGTGAGACGCTACACACGCTTCCCCAACCGGGGGGGGGAGATGCTCCCCTTTTAGTGCCGAATTGCTCCGACAGCGACCACTCTGATGAGAAGTGGCGGACATACTGTGTCCCGTGTGTAAATGGTTCTTGGGTCTTGTGCCATTGACCTATGGCGCTAAGAGAAGCCTAATCGCTATAAGGCGCTTCGGCTGTCGCAGTTACGACATTTGCGAAAACTGCTGGACGCGGCGTGAGCGACGTCCACCAGGCTGCCCGAAATTCTGGACAGCCTGCTTTGGAGGCGGGTTACGCCTACGGGCTGCGGCCTGGATCTGCTGAGCAGCGCGGACTTGGCGCTGCCCTGCTATGGAATTGTTACGCACCATTGCTGCTACTTGACGCACACCCTGAATGGCCGCTGGTAGGGACTGAGCCTGTTTCGCAGCGCCCATGCCATGGAGGATCATTTGGGCGGTGCTAACCAACGGGAAGGAAGCAGGGATAACGTTCTTTGCAATCGACGCGACGGTGTTAAACCACCTACCGAGGTCGTTCCACCCTTGCGGGCAGCCTGGGGGCAAGTGATTCGCGATAAGATTGTAGAGCAGCAGGGCATTTGGATCGAAGGTCGCGCTAGGTTGGGCCAGGGCGAGAAATGTTGGCTTGTTCGCGGCAGGCAGGCGCTCAATGCCGACGCGCCACGTGACGAACAGTGTTGTCTGCGGTGATAAGCCAGTGAAGTAGGCTCCCGCAGTGCTCATCCGTGAAAAGTGCGTCGCCGGTGCAGCGTTGTACGCTGTCCGGTAGACACCGACCGGTGGGCCGGTGACGTTAGGCCATGCGTCTCCAACCAAACCGGGCGACACAAAACTACCGTCAGTGTAGTCGTATGTAGTGGGCCCGGTGGCTGCCGAGACGTACCCGGACTCCCTCAGCGATTTCTCGTTGTTCTGCTGAATGAAGTAGTTACGCATGGTGGCGCTCTGGAAGGGGTTCTCCCCCAGGAACTTGGAGGTGCAGTAGCACCCGTCCTGGGCGGGCCACGAGTGCGCTCCTGGCATGATTTTGGCCTCCGCTATGGTGTTTGGGGGGCAGCGGAAGCTGTTGGTGGCAAATGATTCCGTGGTGATACTGGGATCAGCAGAGGTTTTGTCTTTAGCGCCGCTCACCTGGCTCGTCTCGTATGAGTGGCCGTATTCGTAAACGGTGCATGCACCCTGCTTGTAGATTTGGGCGGTGGTGTTCACTACCTCGAATCCGGAATAGACCAAGCGGTAAACGCCGAGGTCGGTCTCGTCGAAGTCGAGGTAGTTGTCGAGCACGATGTTGTTTAGGGCATACCCATTTCCGGCCTCTTTGGGACAGTGGCCGGGCGTATAGGTCATGTCGCCGCCCTGGGGGGCACCGGCGGGCACTGAATTGATCATAAGACCATCCAGGCGACCGGTGACCCATGGGGACACCGCAGTCACGGGGTCTCCGCCGACATTCCTAAGAAAGCCGGCTGGATATGACTGGGCGGAATCGGTTGAACCCTGTGGGAACACCGTCGCGGCGATGTTGTAACCCTCTGCCGAGCCTAGGCCTGTCTCTGTAACCACACCGGTCGGCTTCGCCCAGTCTATCGGAGATAGGGCGATGTGGCAGTCCCAGTTGGAGCCGGGCCAGTTGTCTACTAGGCCAGCGGGTGCTGAGATTTCTGCCGCCTGTCGGATTTTGACAATGACAGTGGGCTCGGTGTTGACGTCGGGGTAGCCTTTCATGTTGTCGAGCTGCAGGTCGTGGAAGGGGTCGAGCGCGAACTTGAGCCAGTCACACCCCTCAGAGGTGATTTGCCTTGACTGGCATAGGCCGCGCATTGGATCCTTACCACGTACTGCGGCAACGAGCTGTTGGGGAGTCATCACGGGTGCGGTGTCAGACATGACACCGCGGTTGTCTCTTTCTGCTGCTGGTGAGAACAGCAAAGCCTGTAGCTTTCGGGGGGTCAACCCTCACCCAGCCTGACCGATTCGGCAGCAAACCTAACGGTCACACACGCGAGAACCATCCTGCTCTAGATCTGATTTTGTGAGCATTAGAAGATACGTGTGCTGGGAAGCGCCGCACACCAACTCACTCCGAAGAGTGAGCTGGTGCGTCTCCGCCTGCCGCCTCAGAGACATACTCGGTGTAAGCTATCTCTGCGGCCGCGGACAACTCCTCGAGGGTGAGCGAGAGCTCGCCGTCGGGGCCATTGTCCGCTAGCAAGCGGGCGACCGGACCTGCCATCCGCACGGTGCCTTTCGGCTCCGCGTCGGGATCGAAGTCCATGCCAGGAAGCAGGAAGGGGTCCAATTCCTCCCACGTGTTGCATTCGGCTAGCGATTCCAGCCAGCTGTTGAATTCACTCATGAACTCGAAGCCGCACTGGGGCGTAATGGCCTCTAGCATCATTGGGACATCTTCGTCCTCGACGCAATAGGGGCCGCCAGCAACACGATAGAACATGTCCGAGTCGTTATCGAGCAGGTACTGCATCTCCGCCGTCATGACGGGGGTGCCGTGCTCATCAAATTCAATCAGGCCTTCAAAGGCGTGAAGATCGACGTCGTGCATGCGTGCTAGGACTGTGAGGTACTCGCGGAGACCAGGTGTTTTCGAATCGGTCGTCCAGTATCCGAGGAGCTTGAGTTGGTACTTCTTCGCGTCCTGGTTGCGGGCCAGGGACAGTTTGCGGATGGCCTTGGGCACATCGGCGTACGAAGCAAGCGACTCCAGGGGCTTGGGATAATGGCGCCCTAGGAAGAAAGTTCCTCCCTCGGGGCGCGAAAACGCCACTTTCAAGACCATACCTACGGCGCCAGAGATGTAGCCGGCTGCCGCACCCCAGTCTGCATCCGTGATGCATCGTAGGTGGGGCCCGATGCCGTCGTCACCGTACTTGGGTCCGATGACGGCATAAGGGATGGCGAAGGGATCGAGCTTGTGGTCCTCAAACATGAAGTCTCCCCACGTGTACGGGGACACGTCGTTGAACTCCACATAGTAGTTGAGGGCAGTGCGCACGGTGTTCTTGCGCACTTTGCTCATATCTAGTTCGTTCTTGTGGCGCGACCGGTAGTAGTACTTGGTCACTGCTAGGCACGTAGCGACATACTCGAGGAAGGCGGCGACCAGCGTGTTGAGCTCGCTAGTGGTCCCTGAGCCGCTGCTGTTCTTGAAGCCCACATTGTAGAGGGCCCCGTTCAGCATGGACATGAAGTCCACATTTGCGGCTAGTATCGCCTTGACCTCCTCGTAGTCACTGGGATGAACGAATGCGAGGACGAATTTCACGAACCATTCCTCGTAGATATACTTACTGATAGTCTCGTCCATCTTTGTGTAGTCGGTGTCGTGCAGCCCGCTCACGGCTCCGTCCGCCCCCGTCGTGTCTTTCTGGGGGGTGGCGCCGGGAGCTAGGCCCTCCGTCTCAGGCGTGGTGGCCTCAGCTGCGATCTCGACGAGTTCTCGGATCGCGCGGGCAATGGCCTGGGGAGTCTTTCCTGGCTGGAAGAACTTGCAGCGTAGGAGAACCTCTTTGATGAGGCGGCCAACTCGTCCAGTCTGGATGGCCATTTCCTCCGTTAGCTGCGTAGTCCCTCGTGGCGCAACGCTCGCTTTCGGCCCCACCTCCACCTTGAGGTTTGTCTTGGGAGCCGGTTCTTCAGCGTCGAGCTCGACTTTCCGCTGCAGCCGCGCGGCCTGGAGCGCCTTCGTCCTTACGGCGAAGATCAGCTCACGACCGACAAGTGGCACGGAGCTCAGGGCTATGCCCGTTTCTCCTGATACCAACTTGATGAACTTCTGGAGAAGCATTTCGAGGACTTCCTTTAACGCCGAGGGCGGGTCCACGAGATTCTTGTATGCTTCCAGTCGTTCTTTCTTGTATGCGGCATGTGCGGCGTCTGACTTCGTGTCTGCTACGCCTGGTCCGCCGCCAGCCGGATTTGGTGCGGCTTCGACGGCGTTCCCTTCCTCGCCCACGTCCTCGTCGACTGACCCAACGCGACGGGTGTACATGATGTTAGGGCGAGGGCGATACTCGATGGGAATCCCGAAGAACGCTACGAGCAAGGGCTCGAGGCCTCCGGGGCGCCAGATTGTGTGCATCTGCATCGTGCGCTTGACTTCCGAGACTCCATACCCTTTAGGTCGATTCTTGCCCATGAGGCTGAATATACGGTATTGATTCTCAGTCAGTTCCATCGAGGTATTCGGGCCCGTGTCATCAGCATACTTGATGCTGTATTTCGGGTCCGATGGGTCACCGAACATCCCTAGGAGGAAGATTTCGTGGTTGGGGTTAGCCACCGCACGGCTCCCTCGCGCGCCGGTCTTGGGCGCGGTGGGGTCGGGCACCACTCTGATGACTTCCACGTTGTCGGCTTTGCGAAGCGATGTGGCGTCGAGAGGGGTGCTTTGGGCGATCTCGTGCATCATGTCACACAGCGCCTTGGAGAGGCGTGTGGTGGTGTTCCGTGACAGCCAGACCCATTTGTGGTGGGAGAGCGGCTGAAACTGGATATTGACATTATACGTGGTGAACGTATGCTTGCCCAGATGTTCGATGAAGATGAAGTCGTTCGCGGAGTAGTCCCACGGGCGTTGATTCGGAAAAGTAGCGCCGTTGCTGGTGGCGACACGCTCTGTCACCACGACGCTTCCGTCCGCAGCCGTGGTGTAGTACCACGATGAATTCGAGCTCTCTCCGGCCAACCTGTCGTACTCAGGTGTGATGATCACTATGTTCTCGCCGGCGTACTTATCAAAGCTGTTGATGTACATGTCTTGATCGACAAACGCGTACACCATGCCGGGCTTGTATTCGTCATCCGGATTCGAATGCTGCAGGTCTTTAATGCCGTGGACTTCACGACGGCCTGACTTCTTCGCATCACGAGCGGCGTTGCTTATGCTCTCATCGTAGATCTGAAAGCCAGCATTTGCCAGATAGTCGCTCGTCGCAGTGACTCCGATCCTACGTGAGGCGGCTGCGATGGGATGATTACTCTTGTTCTTAGCGATCGCCTCGCGCGTGGCGCGAGGGGGCTCGAAGGCAGAGGCGACTTGCCGGAAGATTGATGGGTCATTGTGCCGATGGTTCTTGGCGACCTTCTTCCGGGGAGTCGATTCAAAAGCGTACGTAGTGGTCTCCGCTCGAATGATTGCTGAGACTATACGCTGCACACGATCTTCGCCAGTGATGACGGTAGATTTGTCCGAAAGCCACCACCTGACTTTTCCCTTCCAGGTGGCGGTCTCGATCTCGCTGTTCTTGATCCCGGTGAGAACGCGCTTAAGGTAAGCGCGCGCACTTGCGCTCACGGGGAAGCCGCAAACGATGATGTCGCGAGACGCGATCTTGGCGATCGTGTGGTACCAGGGCATCAGGAGTCGATCCTCGGCTAGGACGGTCTTCTCCGTATCGCTGGTGTCGTCAGGAATGAGCATTTCCTCCAAATGACGGGAGATAAATGCCCGCATCCTCCCGTGCACTGTGTCGACCGACGGTACGTCACACACAACATGTACTCCGGACTGGTTAGGGTCCGGCGCGGGGGGTTGCTTGCCGACCCCGACCAGAGCGACGGTTAGGTCCTCTGATGGGGCGGGCGCGTCGCTCGACGAGTCCGAGCTGCCAGCTACGGCGCTTGGGACGTCATCGAGTGACGGAGTCTCGGTGGGCTCCTCGCTTTCGCCGCTAGGGCTCGAGCTGGGACGGCGCCAGAAGTTTGTCTTCTGCTGTTTAACAGCAAGTAGATCGCGCATGATCATGACTTGCGCGTTCGCACGGGCGTTGTTTGCCTCGCGCGGGGTCGGGTCGTGCAACCATTGCTCGCTGGTGAAGCGGACACAGTTGGCGAGGGGGGAAAACATCACTGAGACTACAAGAGCTAGGTCCTTCCAGCAGCGGGCTCGGCTTTCTACAGAGTAGGTAAGTGGAACGCGCTAGCGGGAAGGGAGGGGAGAAGATTATTA